ACAAAGTGTGGTTTACGCTGGGGCTTACTTCAAAAGTACCCGTAACATCTAACGCTGAGAGCGTACCTGTTTGCGTTATGCCCGTATAGGAGCCTGTAATGCGCGCCGAAGCTACCGTGCCTGTCAGAAGTGTGGCTGGTACAGAACCTACGGTCAGCGCACCTACACCTGTAATACCCGTGTATGACCCTGCGATACGGGCCGACGGTACGGTTCCCGATGTCAAGTTGTCGGCATCTAGATTCGAGAAATCGTAACTTAATGAGCTTTCTAAATCTTGGTCTCTTTGCTCAATGTAGTCCTGTGATTGGCGTTCAAACTGTACAAATTGTTCGCCACGAATTTTGTATTGGAACGACATTTTAGTCTTCGCAGTTCAATATGACTCGTTTGACAATAGCGGATGTGATGGACAGTTTTGGTTTGATACCGAACGCTTTGTTTGCGTTGTTTGGTAGGAACCGTTCCGCTACGGTCGCTGCAGCAGTTTGGGTTATGTTGCTGGCTCCGCTGGATGTCATTGAAGATATGTTGGCTGCGAGGACATCAATGTTGCCTGTAGGGATAATTGAGGCGGTGACAACAGATGCTGTGGTTGATTCGTATTCAACAAACATTTCTTTTACGGTAAACGGTTTTGTGTGGAAGTATTCGGGCAGGGTGACTGTTCCTGTCGGCACGCTACTTCCTGTAGCTGCGGCGGTTGTGCCGTATCTAAACTTTGCGTCTTTGTTTGTGAACACGTTCACATTGTGGATGAACCTATCTAATTTTAGTGTCAAGGCTGAGGTGCTTGAATCTATTGAGCCAACACAAAAATATTCGTTTAGCGCACCGCTTGTTGTTTTTCCTATTCTTTGTTGATTTACATAGAGAGGGTCTATTGTGCTACTTGAAAAATTGAGTCTTGTCCAAGTGCCAGGAATTTTTTCGGCGTAGCAGACACCTGTTCTGAGCATTGCAACCAATCGTTCACCGCTGACAGTTCCTATTGTGGCTTGTTCGTAACCGAAAGGTTGTGCAGCAATCATGTCGCTTGTTTCCATTGTGGCAATGGGTCGAACGTAAGTTCCTTCCATCGCGTAAATATGTCCATCTAGCACACCAACATTGCTTTGGTCAAAGAAGTTGATTGTTCTGCCACTCAAAGTTGATCGAGTCATACCTTCCATAACGTTGATTTGACCAGATATGTTTTGGTTTGTTACGGACGAACCTAAGACTCCTGTTAAAGAGAATACGCCACCAACACAAATGACTATGAGATCTTGCGCTCTAGGGATAACTTCAGAGATGATTCCAGGGAATTGATAAAACTGTGTACTTGCATCCCAAGTTGTTTTATTTGTACCAGAATAATAAAGTTTGCTTGAAAAGCCGCCGTATGCAATTACGCGCTGGCCCCATATTTTCATATCCGTAACTGTTGTGCCAGCCAATGCGGACGAGGTTGTCGCCTGTGTGTACGGAGATAATGCACTTATGGAATAAATAGTTCCTGCAGAATCTAAATAGTAGAATACTGGCGCAAGAAAATTACTGTTGTCATATGCCACTTGTCCGACAGGAGTACCGTTTAATGTTACTGCTGTTCCCGTAATAGGAAATAGAGTGCCGTCGTTAATTGTGCTGAAGTAAACCATTTTAGGCGAACTAACACTAGACGCGTTAACCCAGTTGGCAAAAGCGTACGCCGTATTGCCGTCAACGTGTAAATCAAAAATGTTTGCTGTTGTGCGCGTTCCAGGGCTGTATGTTCCCGCTGTCATCGCACCCGTAGGTAGAAGCCGTCCATCGGACATAGAGATAACGTTTTCGCCCGACCAAGTGTTTTTAGGCCAGTTAGTTGACCGTGGCCCCATATATTGTCCACCTGAGAAGTCGTCGTAGGTGATCTGAAATGATCCCATAAGTTAACTCCAGGTTGCGTAGGACAGGTTGCGGTTGTATTTGATTCGACGCTGAACGGTAGCTCGGTTGTCGTCTCTCATCGAATCTAAGAAGTTGCCGTACTCCTGCAAGTACAGCGATGCTCGTTGTTCGTCTTGTCGGCGTGCTGAACACAGATGGCTGGCGTAAGCAACAATGACTTTGTGGTAGACGACCGGCATGACAGGTGACTTGGTGTCTGGTGTGGCTTGTGTGGATAGGGCTGGGTCGTTGCGGAAATAGTACAATGTGCCTGTCGTAACCGTTGTAGGTATGGGAGCAATTTTGACGTTTGTGCCGTAGATCGTGTATGAGTATGAGATACCTGTGGAGTTTGGACTCAGATAAGTTTCAAGTGGCACATATTCGACAGGTGAGCCGTTGATGACCAACTGTTGGGCGCGCATGAAATCTGCTGGTAACGCGTCGTCGCCGTTAACAATGTCAAAAGATAATGATGCTGTTGTTGCTAGCCACCACCAGTCTCGTTCCATGCTGACACGGTTCAGAGCGTCATCTATGCAAGTGTTGACATAAGCGTTTGTGATGAGTCCGTCAAGGCTGTTGCCTGAACCGTCGGATCGGATTGCTAGTCGGTCTTTGACAGCGTTGCGAAGGTCAAGCAGGTTCATGTGGTTTACTTGCCTTTCTTGTTCATGCTGAAATGCCGTTTGTTGCCACCGTCTAAATGGCCGATGTCTTTAATTAAAGCCCAATGGATTTTGTCTGCTAATTCTAGCCGTTTTTCTTGTTCGTCTGTTTCGTGTGCGGCTTTAATGGCTTTGTTTCGTTTCATCAGGTCTTCGTGTAAAGATTTGCCTTTCTGCCAGTCACCCTCGATCAGCTTAATAATTAGGTTGTGGTCGGCACGGTGGTGTGAGCAGGCGACATATGGTGTTCCCATAGCGTCAACCATCCACACTTCAAAGCGTCCGATCAGAGGGTTGAACATGAGTGATGCTGAAGGGTCGCCACGCCAACCGGACTCGTCACCTTTTTGGATGCGGGTTGCAATGTCGTATACGTCAAAAGCGACTTCAGCCATTTGACCGCCACCTTCTACTTCTCCCATAAGGTTTGCTGCTCTAATCATGGTGGTAACTATATACCTGTGTTAGTTATGTAAGGTGAAGTTAACCGTGCCAGTACCAGCAGAAATGACGCTAATGACAGCACCTGTACCAGGCCAGCCTAGTTCTATTGCCATTGATGCGTTTTGTAAAGCAACATTGTTGTCTCCCGCAACTGTTGACGTTATCGCGGTTGTGCCTGTAGGTACAGCAGTAAAGTAGATGGCTGTCGTTGAAGTTTGTGCTGCACGCAAAAATGTGCCTGTTCCGGTCAAAGTGACTGTGTCAACGGTGTTGGCAACAAGTGTGATTGTTTTGGCGGTAGATGCGGTGTATGCGGCCATGATGAACCTTTCGTGGTGGTAGTGACATCATATATGAAAAAGCCAGCCACCGTTGCAGATGGCTGGCTCGTTCGTTGTAGGGGTTTGGTTATGCGCCGATAGCGTAGAAACGTACTGTCGTTGCTGACATATCGGTTGCTGATGGCACTTCGATGAACGCGCTGGTTGCTGCCGTCTGACGGTACAACAACACTTTAGGTGCTGTCAATGAACCATCCCACGTTGGCAGATAGCCGATGCCTGCGGTCACGATGAGGTAGTCAAGTCGTGAAAGACCTAACTGCGCCAAAGTGACTGCTTCACCACCAGTAGCGTACGAACTGTCGAAAGTGATAACACCAACGACTTCTTTACGGCTTCCTGGAACTTCAGGGCCAGTTGTGATACTGACTGAAGCTGCCATCAGATGCTCACCTCGGTGATGTCCTTGATGACGAAATGGGCGTTGCGTTGCTTGCAAGCAAGTTCGCCGTATGCGTACAACGTTGCCTCATAAGCATCGGTGTCAGGCTTACGGTTCATTACTGCGCCGTCCAAGTCCATGAACTGGAATCCGTCGCCCACCTGGTGGTAGACAAGAACATCAGGGTTGATGCCGTACAGTTTGTTGTTCGGGCAGTCGAAGTCTGCGTAGATGGCGGTTGGGGCTTCATCACCCTTGCCGCTTACAGACGGGCTGTAGAACTGGATACCTGCGTAGCCACCCTTCAAGTTGGTCTGCTCCATGTTGCGCTTCAATGAAAGCAACAAGTTGGAGATCGCCAAGTTGACACCTTCAGCCGAAACCAACAACGAAGGCTTCTTACCGGAGTTGGTGAGGGTCTTCATGATGGAACCAGTAATGAGGGTTTCTGTGATGGAACGGTTAGTTCCGCTGTTGCTGTTCACATAGGACTTCCACTTCGGCTGGCTTGAAGGGTTGATTGTGTGCAGGACTGCGGTGTCGTCAACGATGGTCTGAAGACCTGTCAATTCGATCTGTCCGTCGCCAGGCGCACCCGTGTTGCTGGAAGCTCCACCTGCACCGGCACGGAACACGAAGTTTGACGAGGATGTCGTGACTGTTGCACCAGAAATGGTGATCGTCTTGTTGGTTTCGTCCACAGCTGAGACAGTACGGGCCGATGCGACAGATGTTGGTGATGCAACAGTACCGATGTCAACAACCATGCCGCCATCAAAGAACAACTGGCGTAGGGCAGTCGTACCTGTAGTGGAAGCCAAAACGACGGTTACTGAAGCGGAAGTCGTACCGCAGGTTGCGATAACACCGTTAGATGTACCCCACAGTTGGCGGTTCACATCTTTCATAGCGTCGTTCTTGATGCCT